TAAGTGATAATGATAAAGAAATATTTGAACAAGCTAGACGTGATCTCTATGAACCTTCTCAAATAAAGACAAGTCAGTATTATGGTCAATGGGAAACTGATAGTATAATCGAAAAGTATTTTGACTCTGATTATGTTGGTACATGTATAGAGGTTGGTGCTGCGGATGGGACTAAGGGATCTAATACAAAATATTTTGAGGAGTCTGGTTGGAAGACTTTGTGTATTGAGGCTAACCCAGAGTATCAGGAAGATTTGAAGTGTAGAAATCATGTTGTAATGTCTGCATGTGGTAAAGAAGAAAATCAAAGTGTTGATTTTAATGTATTTGTAATAGGAAAGAATAAGATAAAATCTTCTTTGAGTGGATTGGAAGTAGATGAAAAGTTATTGGAATCCCATAGTCACCTCATACATGAAATATACAAAATAAAAGTTCCCGTTAGAAAATTGGATTCTATTTTAGATGAGGTTGAGTTTAGTAGAGATATAGATTTTATTTCCATTGATACAGAAGGAACCGAACTTGATGTTCTAGAGGGAATTGATTTAAATACATGGAATGTTAAGCTATTGGTTGTTGAAAATAATCATAATGAAGATAAAATCGAAAAGTATTTAAATGAATATGGATATATAAAAGATAGAAGATATAAGGTGAATGATTTTTATATAAAAGGAAGTTAATTATATTATGAGTGTTTTATTTGATTTGGGTGATTTATACGTATCAGACTTTATATCAGAAGAAAGTAAACCAAGGGGAGGTAAAGCAAATCTCTCTTTAATTATGGACGAGTCTATAGGCGCTCCTCGTTTGAAGACTACAGTAGATCCTAATAAGATGTATGGTCAGTACTGGTATAGATCTGGTATAAACTCTACAATGACAAAAGAACTTAAAGATGTAGCTAAAAGCTGCTTGGAAAGTATTCCTATGGAAAAGGGAGATATTTTCTTGGACATAGCATGTAATGATGGAACTCTTCTTCGTTCTATTCCTACTCACTTTACACGGGTTGGTATAGACCCGGCAGATGATACATTTTATAATGAATCATCCCAGGTTGCAGATTTAATTATACAGGATTATTTTACTGCTAAGAGTTTTAAGGAATCTAAGTATGGCGACAGAAAAGCAAAAATAATAACAACAATTGCTATGTTTTATGATTTGGATGATCCTTTGTCGTTTCTTAAGGATATCGATGAAGTTCTTGATGATGAGGGTCTTTTTGTAATGCAACTTAGCTACACACCTCTTATGTTAAGACAACTTGCATTTGATAATATATGTCATGAGCATGTGTATTATTATAGTTTGACTTCTATTATCAATCTTCTAAACAAAGTGGATATGAAAGTTGTAGACTGTATATTCAATGATGTGAATGGTGGTAGTTTTAGAGTTTACATAAGAAAAAATAAATCCACCGATTCTCTTTTCAGAACATCTCCATTCAGGGATGTTGCTAGGTATAGAATTGAAAGCACATTGGAACTGGAAAACAAAGAAGGAATTACAACAGCAGAACCATATCTTAAATTTTACGAAGAAATAAACTTACTCAGAAATAAAACTCATGATTTTATATGGAATAAGGTAAAGACTGAGGGAAAAAGGGTTTGGGGTTATGGTGCTTCTACGAAAGGTAATACTCTTCTTCAGTGGCTCAAATTGGATCATAATTTGATAGAAGGAATAGCAGAAAGAAATCCACAAAAGTATGGATTGAAAACTGTTGGTACTAACATTCCAATTTATTCGGAAGATGACATGAGAAAACAAAATCCAGATTATCTTCTAATTCTTCCTTGGCATTTCATTAATGAATTTAAAATTAGAGAAGAAAATTATCTGAATAATGGTGGTACGTTTATAGTACCGTGTCCCAAATTTGAACTTATTAAAAAATGAAAACCGCTTTAATTTTTGGTATTGACGGTCAAGATGGTTATTATCTCAGTAGTTTCTTAAAAGAGAAAAACTACAGAGTTATAGGATATTCTGGAGATATTCGATCTCATTCTATTGTAGAAAACACCATAGAAAAGACTAAGCCAATAGAGATATATAATCTAGTTGGACAAGTAAAGGATAGAATTTCTTTTGAATATCCATACGATGTTACCTCTGTTATTTGTGATGGTACATTGAATATTTTAGAATCAATACAAAAAATAAATCCAGATATAAAGTATTTTCAATCATCTTCTTCTGAAATATACGGAAAAGTTGATGGAGTTGTTAATGAAGAAACTGCTTTTAATCCACTGACTCCTTACGCGAGTGCAAGATTATTTTCTCAGAATTTAGTGAATAGTTATAGAGATTACTATGGAATGCATTGTTCATGTGGAATCCTATTTAATCATGAATCTCCAAGAAGAGATGAAACTTATGTGACAAGAAAAATCACTAGTACAGTAGCAAAGATTAAGTTGGGTTTGGTAAATTCTTTGTCTTTGGATAATGTTGGTGTAATTAAAGATTTTGGTTTTGCAGGTGACTATGTACGAGCTATGTGGATGATGTTACAAAAAGATCGTTCAGATAATTATATAATATCTACTGGTATAGGAACAACTATTCTTGAGTTTGTAAATAAAGTCTTTAAACATGCAGGAATAAAAAATATAGATAAACATTTTAGTTTTAAATCAATTAAGAGTTATGGTGTGTTGGGTGATAATACAAAAATAAAGAAAAAATTAAAATGGACTCCAGACTATAGTGTTGACAAACTTATAGAAATGATGTATACTCACGACATTGAAAGGCTACTAAATGAAAATTGATGTTTCTAATGGTGAACTTTTTGATAAGATTTCTATCCTGGAAATCAAAATGAAAAAGATAAAGAATAAAGAAAAATTAAAAAATATTAAGAATGAATATAAAGTTCTGAAACCTCTTTTAGAAAATTTTGATAAAGACTTTGTGGAAGCTAGATTGAAATCGTTAGTACATGTTAATACTAAGATATGGGAAGCGGAAGATGAACTTAGGGAACATGAACAGACTAGAAATTTTGGTGGTCCTTTTGTGAATGCAGCAAGAAGAGCATATCAAGAAAATGATCTTCGTTGTAACATAAAAAAAGAAATCAACCTTACTACTGGATCTGAATTGATCGAGGAAAAGGGCTACGAAGGAAAGAGTGAGTTTAGAAAATGAAAAATGAAATTGATAGAGATGATCATCTTTATACTTATCTCGCATTTAAAGAAGATCAGGATGCTAGAACAAGAGGAGAAAATCCAGATTACCATCCTGTAATATTAAATGAAAGACAAAGTAAATATTTACCTGAATTTGGTGATAATATTATCAAAGGTATGATGAAGTATATTACATCAGATAGTGTGATGTTTGAATATGGAAGTGGTGGTAGTACGTTTTATTTTCCTAAATTTGTGAAGAAGTTTTATTCTGTTGAATTTATAACTAAATTTCATGAAAAAATTGAATACGAACTTAAGGAAAATTTTTCTTACGATAATGTTTATTATTATTGCAAAGAACCTAATCAATTTGCAGGAGATAAAGTTTTGGATGCATACTTATCTGATATTACAGATTCCGATTATCAAAGGTTAAAAGAAAAATATCCTCATCATACAGAACATACCATTAAAAGATATTGGCAGTTTAGAGATCATGTTGATTTTATCTACTCCATAAAACCAGAAAAAATTGATGTTGCTTTGGTTGATGGTAGGGCAAGGGGAATGTGTGCTACTAGGGTTGCAGAATTCATGGATGAGAATGGTGTCATCTTTATAGATGACTTTATGGATAGACATAATGAATATTTCGGTCCTACAGAGCAGGAAGATTTTTATAAGATGTTTGAACATGTTGAAACTTTACATGATGACTCCGATCCTCTTGGTAGAAGAGGTTCGGCTAGAATGATTGTGTTAAGAAAGAAAAGTTGAAATGAAACTAGCTATTGCTACAAGATGTGATCAAAATATAAATGAAATGTCATTGTTAACCCATCCAATAATTAAGAATTATGCTAAAAAATGTGGTGCAGATTTTATCACAATGACAGAGGATTCTGATTGCACAGTTGGACACGGAAGATATCATTTTAAAATAATGCAAGTTGGTAGCTTGCTGGATGAATATGATAGAGTTTTAAATTTGGATTCTGATATTCTCATCAATGAATCTTGTCCAAATATATTTGACATAGTTCCATATGAGTGTGTTGGTACAATATATGAAGATAAGGGATCTAGAGCAGAGGATAGACATCAAAGAATTCGACTTATTCAAGAACAATTTGGATATATTGGTTGGAGTGAGGGTTATCCAAATACTGGGGTATTTTTAACTTCTAAATTACATAAAAACATTTTCGAAAAAATAAATAATGAATATTGGGTTGGTAGGGGTTTTGATGATGTGCATCTTGGTTATCAGATTAACAAAAATAATTACTGCTTTCATGAGTTATCATTTAAGTATAATAATATGACTATGTTTTGTGAAGCCTGGAATCATTTTCCTAGTAGATTCGAATCTCATATTATTCACTACGCGGGTGCAGGTATTTTTGATCACGGAGTTTCTTCTAGGATAGAACAGATTAGAAAAGATAAAAAAACGTTAGGATTATGAAATGGATAAAGTAGCTTTAGTTTCTCCTATAATTGGGGAGTTTGGTTGGACTGTTTTTGATATTCAACAAAAGGTTCGTGCTTTCTTTGAGGAGAATTGTGATCATCATAAGATTGTTCTAGCAAATAAAACATTAGCTCCTTTTTTTGAATTGGCAGATGAAGTTATTGAGTTTGAAATGCCAGTTGGATTTCTTCCTTGTGGAAGGGGTGCAGATAATGGTAGGTACGATCATAGTTCTTTTTATGAAAAAATTCATACTGATACTTTAGAGAAATTTAATCCAGATCAGTATCTACAAATACCGTATGGAAATAGATTTGGGGTTTGGGAAGCTCCTTCGAAAGAGAAGAAATTTTATGAAGATCGAATAGTAGATGAAGACAAATATTTGACAATTTCTTGTAGAAGCATTTCTAGAGGTGCTATGAAAAATTGGTCAGAAGAAAATTATAATGAATTGGTGGGAATGATAAAGAGGGAAATGGATTTACCTATTTATTTGGTGGGATTGCCAAAAGATAATTATTGCCCGAATGGTGTATTGATACCAGAAACAAAGGATGTTACTGATCATATATCTTTACTTTCTAATTCTATGATGCATTTTGGATCAAACACAGGAACTTCTCACTTAGCTCTTTTGTGTGGATGTCCCATGTTTTCTTGGGGATATGGTAACGGATTAAAGAAAAGAATGACAGAGGATACAAATCCATTTGATACAGAATGTGTTTTTGTTGATGGTTCTTGGAATCCTTCTGTCGAGGACATATATAAAGAAGTGATTGATTTTATGAAAAGTTTAAATATTTTGGAGATAGCATGAGTAGACCTAGTGTTACACTTTGCATGATTGTGAAGGACGAAACCCATATAATTGAAGAATGTCTTCGTTCTATGGCAAAATATGTTGATAGATATGATATTACTGATACTGGTTCTACCGATGGTACACAGGATCTTATAAAGTCTGTAATGGAAGAGTTAGGCGTTCCTGGTGAAGTTCATCAGTCAGACTGGAAGGGTTTTGGTGATCATGCTGGTAAGATGGGGTCTAGAACTGAGTCTTTTAGGAATGCAGAAAAAAGTGGTGCTGATTATGCTTGGGTTATTGATGCAGATGATTATGTTCAGGGAGATTTTAAATATCCAGATGAAATGACTGCAGATGCATATTCTCTTCAAATTGGGAGAGAGGATTTTGTTTGGTGGAGAAATCAAATATTTAAATTATCTAGAAAGTGGAAATACGTTGGAGTTCTTCATGAGTATGCAATGTGTGATACACCACAAGATCAGCTAGTAAATCATAAACTTGGAGGTGATTACAGAGTGTATGCAAGAACTGCTGGTAACAGAAATATTGGTATCACTCCAACAGATAAATATAAAAAAGATGCAGAAACATTGATTGAAGCTCTTAAAGAAGAACCAAATAATGAAAGGTATCAATTTTACCTTGCACAGAGTTACTTTGATTCTCAGCAGTGGGAATTGTCTCTGGAAGCATATCAAAAGAGAGTTGATATGGGAGGGTGGGAAGAAGAAGCATATTATGCCATGCTAAGGTGTGCAATACTTAAGGGTATTCTGGAAAGACCTTTCGATGAAATACAAGATTGTTTTCTTAAGTGTTATAACTTTAGACCTAGTAGAGCAGAACCATTATGGTTTCTTGCAAGAATGCACAGAATGAACGATAGACCAGTTACAGGTTTTATGTTTGCAAGGCAGGGTTTAGATATTCCATATCCAGAAAATGATATTCTTTTTATACAAAATGATGTTTATAAGTGGGGTTTGTTGGATGAAATTGGTGCAACTGCATATTATGCTGGTTTTTCTGAAATGGGACATAGAGCTTGTAAGGTATTGATGGAAAATAAATTAGCTCCGAGAGAACATTGGGAACGAATTCAGAAAAACTTAGATTCGTATCAACAAGTTATGGATGAAATGGAAAGAATGAAAAAAGAACATGAGAAACTTGTAAACGAAAGTATACAGAAAGAAACTAAAAAACCAAAAACATACAAGAAGAGAAAAAAATAAAACATAAATAATTAAATACGCTGGAGTACTTAATTGTGTCTAAATGGCTAGTTAAAAAAACTATAAACGAGAGATTAAAAAAGAATTTAGTTCTAGAAGAAACGAATGAATTATTCACCGAAGCTTATTCTTTGGGTGAATATTCTGGGGGTTTTAGTTTCTTTTCTTCTGGTAAAAAATTTAAATTGCCTGATAATAGTGTTGTAAAGTTGTCAGGTAAAAAAGAAGATATTTATGATCATTTAATTCAGTATGATGATATCATAGAATCTAAATTGTACAGATGGATTTCTCCATCCAATGAAACTTTTATTAATGGATCTGTTTATAAAGAATCTTCTTTGTCTGATGATTTTGCAGATTATGATTTTTCATTCGATACCGGTGTGGATAAGCTTTTATTGGAGTTAGATGATAAAGTCATTATTGTTAGGGGTTCTGCCAAATCATTTTCTAATAATTTAGAACTAGTTCAACCAGAAATGCCGGAACCGGAACTAGAGGAAACAATATTAGAGGAAGAACCCGTTCTTGTTGTGGAAGAGGTGCAGCCCATTACAGAAGAATCTCCTCCAGTAACATACCTTGAAAATTTGGATCCTTCACTTCTTAAGGGAGAACGAGGTGAACGAGGTGAACGAGGTGAAAAGGGAGAACGGGGAGAACCTGGAATCTCTGGTTTAAACGAAGAGATTAAAAATTCTTTAATGAAAACTATAGAAGATTTTTCTTCAATAACAGAACAAATTAAAGGTAGAGATGGTGTTGACGGTGAACGTGGTGAGAAAGGCGAAAAGGGTGATAAAGGTGATTTAGGTCCTAGAGGTTATAGAGGTGAAAAGGGAGATAAAGGTGAAAAGGGTGATCGGGGAGAATTAGGAAAGTTTGGTAAACAAGGCAAAAAAGGTTCAAAGGGCGATAAAGGAGATCGGGGCGAGCAGGGCATTAAAGGCGAAAGGGGTGATAGGGGCGAACGAGGAATTAGAGGTGAAAAGGGTGATAAAGGTGATGTCGGTCTGCCCGGAGAAAGGGGAGAGACTGGCAAACGAGGAGAAAGAGGAAAGCAGGGAGATAAAGGAGATGATGGTAGTTCTGGTTTAGTGGATGCATCCTATCCTTTGATTTATGATCAAGATAAAAGAGAAATATTAATAGATAAAAAGTTTTTTGAAAGGCTATTATCAGCTGGTGGTGAAGTTAATAATCAAATGATCCAGCAGTTTATAAATGCTGCTTCTTCTGGTGGTGGGGGAATTGGTGTTCTTAAAGATGGTGGCATTAAAAGTAGAAGTGCGCAGGATATTGATTTTAGAGGAGATCAATTTAAAATTACCGGGAGAGGAAATTCTGGTAGGTGGATTCAGATAGAATTACAAAATATTGTTACCTCTGTTAATGGATCCACTGGTGCAGTTACTATAGATGCAGGAGGTGGCGGAAATTCTTCTGATGTTGCGATTTTTACGTTAAATTCTTCTAGTGCTATATCTTCTGATGATAAAACATTTTCATTATACAGAGTTCCTTATAATGCAAAATTTACTAAGTTTCAATTAAAAGCTGCAGCAACCGGAGGTCTTACGGGTGCAATTTATATTGCAGGTAATGATTTTGCAACTCCTGCAACTGGAGCACTTACTGGTTGTTCTTTAGGAATTTCGGCTCTTACCGGCGACACTGATGGATTTAATCATTTATACGCAACTGCGGGCAATTTCTTGTATTTTAGTGTTTTTAGTAATAGTTCAGGTACAACCCAAGCTCAGGCCTTTTTGAGTTATGAGGGGAGATGATGTATGGCGTTAACTAACGTATTCATTTCACCTGCTGGTGCTGGGGATAACTCTGGTAGTTCTGTTGCAAATGCTGTTCCTGCTGTCGATAGTAATGACTGGTCTGATGAAATCAAAGCATTAGATCGAAATAATAAAAAATTTGTATTTTTATCTGGAACATATACAGTTGGATCTAAATTAACATTTAGTGGAGCAGCACCATCGAGAGCAGAGCCTAATCAATGGGTTGGTGCAGATTCTAACGGAACTCTATTGAAACCAAAATGGGATACAACTGGACTTAGGTTGGATTTAACAGATTATCCTTTAATTGTAAATACAGCAAATACTGAACTGGTTGACACAGAAGAAACCACATATTATAGATGCCTTTCATTTGAAAATACTAATACTGGTTATAGCAAGAATTGTATGATTGATGCTACCACTGCTGATGTAGATCAGCAAGGTTGGTTTGGTTGTAATTTTAAAGCAGATTGTTCTCATAATAATTCTGAGGTTATGATTGTATCTAGTTCTAATTTTAATATGTGTGTTTTTGAATCTGTCGGGGACGCTTATGATAAGATTGTAGACATGAGGGCAAATGGTTTTCTTATTAATTGTAGAGTCATTGGTCCCTCTACTTCCGGATCCGGTGATGGTATCGGGATTGAAAGCAACAGTTCGTCCGGAACTGTTTTTCAAACGGTGATTACTAGAGTTCATGGACATGGATTTTTTATGAATACAACGAATAATAGAAATGGTCCTGGTGTGACAAATTGTACCATAGTTAACGTAGGTGGAGATGGTATTAACACGACAAGTATAAGTGGGGATGCAACTGAAACTCAGACAGCGAGAAACGGCAATTCTTCTATAATATTTGGCTGTGGTGCATATGGGATAAATGTCGCGGCAAATGATACCAGACAAGCCGGAGGACAATTAGCAGCAATGGGATCAAACTCTTCGGGGAATTTTAATAACATGGATTCATATGAAAATATGATTGATGTTATAGCAATGACCACCGGAGATTTTGTTGACTATGCAAATTTAGATTTTAGGATCAAGAGATCATCGGGACTATACAAGCATGATGGTATGACCAATCTGGGTGCAATACAAAATGAAGATTATGAGTTTGTTTCTGTTTCATGAGTTGATATAAATAACTATAATAATTGGAGAAACAATGAGTGATTTTCCATCATCAGATCTTGTAGCAAATATTTCAACACATACTATCGGTAATATAACTTGGAAATGGAATGGGTATGCTTGGAATAAAGAGCATGGTCACACTGCTGAAGCTGTTGTAGATTCATTTAATGGTCTCACGGGTGATGTTACTACAAATGCATTGATATTACCCGTTGCGGGAATATCTTCATCTGGTGGTGCAACGTTTGGAGATCCAATTTTTGTTCCCAATACATTTCATCTTAAAAATAATAATGGGAATACTGTTTTTGATGTCGATACTAGAAATATAACCATAGGAGATGTTGACTCTGCAGGCAATGATACGGATCTGGTCATTCGTGATTCTCATAGTGCGATTTATATCAGCGCAGCATCTCAGATCAGACTCAATGCTCCAGACACTTATATTGAAAGTGGTGGTCATTTAGGTGCATTGAACGATACAGATACTTATATACATTTTGCTAGTAATAATGTTAAGAATTTTCTTGCAGGTGGTGTTACGTATGCACGGGGAACTGCAACTGGAATGCAATTACCTGTAGGGTTGTCTGCTGATGCTGGCATCACTGTCGGTGGACCGAGCAGCTTCTTGGACAACGAAGTAGCCAGACCAAAATTTAAAGACTACTCAGAAACTGTAAATGCAGGTGGTAGCAAGAATGCTTCCTTTAATGTTGATTTTGAAGATGGTAATGTTCAAACCTTTACCTTTGCAGATGATCTAACAGTTAGTTTTACTAATCCTCCAGCAACGGGTATTGCAGGAACAGTAACTCTTATTATTACAAATGGTGGTGCAAATACGACAACATGGAATTCTGCAGTAAAATGGCCTGGAGATAACGCACCCGCATTAACATCTTCTGGTGTTGATATAGTCACCTTTACCACAATTGATGCCGGAACAACAATTTATGGATTCGTTGGTGGGATAAACTTCTCATGAATTTAGGTATTGGAAAAGCTGCAAGCACAAGAGAATACCAATTGATTCATACACAAACTTATACGACACCCGGAAGTGCTTCATATAGTGTGCAGGCAGGAACTAGATATCTTGACATTGAAATGTGGGGTGCTGGTGGTGGTGGTGGAGGTAGAAAAAGTGTATCGGGTGGTCGTGGTGGTCAAGCTCATTATAGAGGTGGTGGAGGAGGTGGAGGTGCGTATGTAAAGTATCGTTATTATGGTGCCGCTAACATGCAAGAAAGTGATGCAATAAACGTTACCATAGGTGCTTCTGGATCTGCTGGAGCTGCTGGTTCTAATGGTGGTGCTGGTGGGGCATCAACATTAAATACTCATATGAGATCCTTAGCTACCATTACTACGTTTAGTAGTGTGAGTGCGGGCGGAGGAGGTGGTGGACAAGCCTCTTCGAGTTCTACTACTGCTTCGGGTGGGAGTGCTTCAGGTGGAAATATAACAAATACAAATGGAAATGCTGGGGGATCCACTAGTGTTTTCGCTGGGATTGACGGTGGGGATGGCGGAGATAGTGCAAATCCAGATCATGGCGACGGTGGGGATGGTGCTACAGATAGTGCTGCTGCTGAAGCTGGTGATCAACCAGGAGGCGGTGGTGGTGGAGGTAATGGTCATGCAAGTGCTAATACAAGTGGTGCTGTTGGTGGTGCAGGAAAAGTTGTAATAAAGGCATATGGATGAATGTAATTACTGCTTGACGAATTGTTTTTTGATTGACATTTTTCTTAAATATTGTATACTTCTAATGTTACTCATTTGGGAGATTTATATTGATGACTGATTCTATGAAAATTTATAAACTGTACTCAAACGTTTTAGAATTAAAGCGTGCTACATACGATTCTGCTTGTTTTGATATTCATGCACATCTACGAGGACCTGTACCTCCGGAAGATAAAGTGCCAATTATAAGAACAGTTAAGTGGTATGATTGTTACAATCAATTACATGAAACAACACCGAGTGTTGTTTTTGAGAGTGATATTCCAATTTGTACTTTTGAGCTTGGACCTAAATGTCGAGCACTTATTCCAACTGGAATGATCATGGATATTCCTAATGGTTGTTCTGGCAGAATTCATCCAAGATCGGGTAATGCTTGGAAAAATGGAGTCACTTTGATTAATTGCGAAGGAGTGATCGACTCTGATTATTGCAATGAAGTATTTGTTCCTTTGTACAATACCACAAACATACCATTTAAAATTGTACATGGAGATAGGATTTCACAGATTGAAATCATAAAACCTTATTCTAAAATTGACTATATTATTTACACCGAAGCAAAAGCAAAAGAGAATAAAACAAATCGTAAAGGTGGATTTGGCTCAACCGGAGTTTAGTAGTGGATATAAAAACACATGAGTTTTTGTTGTATAACGAAGGTACTGGTAAAATAGTTGATAGATTTTTTGCTTATTGTAGTGCTATAGATTATTTACCAGATTCTACAACAAGAATAGTTCTTAAACACGTAGATGGAATACTAGATAATAATCTATATTTTTCTAATGATGTAAGTATTTGTAGAGCAGATTGTTTTATTGATCCTACTTTAGAACTGAATTTTAAATTAAAAAAAGGAACTGAAGAGGAGTTTGAATTTTTTATGAAAAATGGATACCACAAATCAGGGGCAAGTGTATGACACGAAATGAATTATTAGAATATCACGACGAACTTTGCAAGCAAGCAAAAGATTTGATGAGTCTAAAAAATAGAGATTATGCCGGAAATGATGGCTTAGAGCCGTTTGCTAATTTTACCAGAGTCGAGTCAATGGGCATTTGTTCTACTGAACAAGGTTTTATGACCAGAATTACAGACAAAATGAGTAGACTGTCTTCTTTTCTATCTGCTGGTAAAATGCATGTTCAGGATGAAGGATTTAATGATACTGTGATTGATGTAATTAACTACATGGTCCTTCTTTCGGCATACATTGGAGAAAAAACACCACTGGATATAATTTCAGATATAGATGATTATGTTCAGGACTCCGGAGCTATTGGGGATGAACAATTGCTTTTGTTCGAAGAAACTCTTGATTCTACTGAGTATTGATGGTATAATACTTAAAATTGGAGATTTTAATGAACGGTGAATTCTATACCAATGTCTCTTTGGTTGGAGATGGTATTTTATACAGAGGCTTTTCTGATGGCGATGAAGTTAAGAGGGTGGATAAGTACCATCCCACGCTCTTTATTCCTTCTAAAGACGAAACAAAATTTAAGACCCTCAGTGGTGATTGCGTAGAGGCTATTAGCCCTGGTTTGGTTTCTGAGTGTCGAGATTTTGTCAGTAAATATTCAGGTGTTCAAAATTTTACTGTTTACGGTAATACTGATTATGTTTACCAGTATATCGGTGACTATTTTTCAAAAGAAGTTGATTATGATTTCAGTAAAATTCCAATTTGTTATATGGACATTGAAACAACATGTGAGGGGGGATTTCCTAGTGTAGAAGAACCTAGAGAAGAGGTTATTGCTATTACTGTTTCTATGTTAGGAAAAACTCATGTGTTTGGATTGGGGCAGTTTGAGAATTCCGATAGAAATACTTTTACTTATAAATTTGATCGTGAGGAAGATCTTCTTCTTGCATTCATAGAATGGTGGGAGTTGGATCCTCCTCATGTTATTACTGGGTGGAATGTCAAGTTTTTTGATATTCCTTATTTGATTTCTAGAATTAAATATGTCCTAAAACCAAAAGATGCAAAGAGACTTTCTCCTTGGAAAAGATTGCGTGATAAGTATATCGAAAAGCAGGGAAAAAAGAATCTGGTTTATCAGATTTTGGGTATTTCCATTCTAGATTATTTTGATTTGTATAAGACTTTTACTTATGTAAATCAGGAATCTTATAGACTTGATCATATTGCCTTTGTTGAACTTGGCGAGAGGAAGTTGTCATACTCCGAGTATGATTCTATCAAGGATTTTTACAAAAAAGATTTTCAAAAGTTCATTGATTATAATATCAAGGATGTTGTACTTATTCAGCAGCTAGAGTCCAAGTTAAAACTACTAGAACTTGCCTTGGCTCTTGCATATGCTGCAAAGGTTAATTATGAAGATGTTTTCTCTCAAGTGCGAACATGGGATGCGATCATTTATCATTACTTGCGTGAAAAAAATATTGTAATTCCTCCAAAGAAGGGTGGACAGAAGAATGATCAGTATGTGGGTGCTTATGTAAAAGATCCTATAGTAGGACGACATGAGTGGGTTGTTTCCTTTGACTTGAATTCTCTGTACCCACACTTGATCATGCAGTATAATATTTCTCCAGAGACACTTCATAAGGAACACTCGGATTTATCTTTCGGTGTCGGTCCAGATAATATTCTTAAGGGACCTGACAATTTGTATGGCAAGGCTTGTTACGAGAATCTAGGACAGATGAAATCTATGGGATACTCAGTTGCTGCAAACGGCACATGCTATACAAAAGACTTCTATGGTTTTCTTCCAGAGTTGATGGAGAAGATGTATGAAGAGCGTAGTATGTTCAAGAAGAAAATGATTGAGTGTCAGAAAAGGAAGGAAAAGGATCCTAATAACCCCGATTTAGATTATGAGATTACTAAGTATCATAATTTTCAGTTGGTTAGAAAGATTCAATTGAACTCCGCTTATGGTGCTATTGGTAATCAGTATTTTAGATATTATGATGTTGATATGGCAGAAGCGATTACAACTTCTGGACAGTTAAGCATTCGTTGGATTGCAGATAAACTAAACGAATTTTTAAATGAACATATAGGGACTGAAGATTATGACTATGTTGTGGCATCTGACACCGATTCTGTTTACCTTAGGCTTGGGAATCTTGTGGATAAGTTTATCCCTGATGGATCTAATGTGGAAAAGATCACAAACTTCCTCGACAAAGCATCAGAAAAAATAATTATCCCATTCATAGAAAAGAAATATGAAGAACTTTCTGAGTTAATGTCTGCATATCAAAACAAAATGATTATGGGTAGAGAGGTTATTGCAGAGAGTGGTATTTGGACTGCAAAGAAAAGGTATATGCTTAATGTCTGGGACAGTGAAGGAGTTCGCTATGAGAAGCCTAAGCTAAAGATCATGGGTATCGAGACGACTCGCAGTTCTACTCCTGGGATTGTTCGTGAAAAACTAAAAGAGTGTATTCGATTGATTCTCACAACAGATGAAGGGACTATCCAAAATTTGATTGTGGACTTCAAAGAAGAATTCTATAATAGTACACCTGAAGAAATAGCATTTCCCCGTGGTGTTTCTAGTCTAAAGAAATATTCATGTGATACGGATATTTACATCAAGGGGACTCCGATTGCGGTCAAGGGTGCTTTATTGTATAATAGAAAATTGAAACAATTAAAATTGACTAGGAAATATGAGACTATCTATGAAGGAGATAAAGTGAAATTTATTTATCTCAATCAACCAAATCCAGTTTCAGGTCCAAAGGGTGATCAGGTAATTTCTTTTAAGACTTCTGTTCCTGATGAATTTGGCTTGGATTCTTATGTTAACTACGAAAAGCAATTTAATACTAGTTTTTTGGAACCATTGAAAAATATATTGGATGTTATTGGTTGGAAAGCAGAAAAGATTAGTACTTTAGAAGATTTATTTATTTGAGGAGAACATATGGATTTTTTAAATAATTTAATAAAAGAAAGCGGTAATAAATATGCAAGCATTGTCGATGATGGCATACGAGGATCTGACATTAGTGGTTTCGTTGATACTGGATGCTATATTTTTAACGCTATCCTTAGTGGTTCTATTCACGGTGGCATACCTGATAATAAAATCATTGCTCTTGCAGGAGAGTCTGCCACAGGAAAAACGTACTTTACCTTGGGGGTTGTTGCTAAATTTTTGCGTGACAGGCCTGATGGTGTTGTTTTATACTTCGATTCGGAGCAAGCTGTAACTTCTGACATGGTAAGGGGTAGGGGTATAGATGCAAAGAGGGTTGCAATTATGCCTGTTTCTACTGTAGAAGAATTTAGACATCAGGCTATTAATATTGTTGATAAGTATAATGATTCTCCAAAATCTGAAAAGAAACCAATGATGATTGTTTTGGATTCTCTTGGTATGCTTTCTACAGAAAAGGAAATGAATGATACTGCAGATGGTAAGACAACCCGTGACATGACTCGCGCTCAAGTTATCAAAGCAACTTTCAGAGTTCTTACTCTTAAATTGGGTGCTGCTGGAATTCCTATGGTAATGACAAACCACACATATGCTTCTATGGGTTCTATGTTCCCAACAAAAGAAATGAGCGGAGGTGCTGGACTTAAATATGCAGCATCTACTATCATATACCTTTCAAAGAAGAAAGTTAAAGAAGGAACTGATGTGATTGGTAATATCATTCATTGTAAGCTCTATAAGTCTAGACTTACTAAAGAAAATTCTATGGTAGATGTAATGCTTCATTACGATACTGGACTCGATCCTTATTATGGACTATTGACTCTTGCTGAAAAATATGATATAATCAAGAAAGTTTCAACAAGATATGAGTTTCCTGATGGAAGTAAAGTGTTCGAGAAACATGTATATAAAGATCCAGAGAAGTACTTTACTGAAGACGTTATGAAGAAGCTGGATGATGCAGCAAGAACAGAATTTATGTACGGTGAAATAACACCAGAAAGTTCGGTTGATGAGTGAACTGCCTAAGATTATTCTTTCTAATTTAGCATACAACGAAAAATATTCTAGAAAAGTTTCTCCTTTTTTGCAGGAGAAATATTTTGATAATTTTTCAGACAAGATTATATTTAGGATAATTTCTACGTTTATCCGCGAATACAATTCTATCCCATCGAAGGATGCTATATTAGTTTCTCTTGAGAAAAGGACGGATTTGAATGAAGAGACTTTTAAGATTTGTCAGGAGACTATAGAAAATTTTTCTGTAGATAAAACTACAGATCAGGATTGGTTGGTAAATGAAACTGAAACTTATTGTAAAGATAAGGCAGTTTATAATGCGATAATGGAATCAATTCATATTATTGATGGAAAGTCTGAGATTAATACTGCAAATGCTATTCCTAATATTCTGTCTGATGCTTTGTCGGTTTCGTTTGATGCTCACATTGGACATGATTATATTGAAGATGCAGATGATCGGTATGATTTCTACCATAAAGTTGAAAACAAGATTCCGTTCGATCTCGATTTCTTCAACAGGATTACAAATGGTGGTACTCCGCAGAAAACATTAAACATTATTATGGCAGGAACTGGAGTTGGTAAATCATTGTTTCTTTGTCATCATGCGGCAGGATGTTTGTCTCAAAATATGAATGTTCTTTATATTACATGTGAGATGGCAGAAGAGAGGATTGCAGAAAGAATTGATGCTAATCTTTTTGATATAACAATAGATGAAGTTAGAGATTTGCCAAGAGAAGTTTATAGAACAAAACTTAAGAAAGTTTCTGAGCACGTTAAAGGTAAGTTAATTGTAAAAGAATATCCAACTTCTTCTGCAAGTGTTGTGCATTTTAGGAATTTGTTGGATGAACTCTGGCTAAAGAAGAAGTTTAAGCCGGACATTATCTTTGTTGATTATTTGAATATTTGTACTTCTTCTAGACTTAAAAATAATGGTAGTTCAAATTCCTATACTTATATTAAGGCTATTGCAGAGGAACTTCGTGGTCTTGCAGTAGAAAAATCAGTCCCGATATTTTCTGCTACTCAGGTAAATCGACAGGGATTTAATAATAGTGATATGGGACTTGAGGATACCAGTGAATCTTTTGGTCTTCCAGCTACTGCAGACTTTATGCTTGCATTGATTTCCACAGAAGAACTGGAATCTCAGGGACAAATCATGGTTAAGCAACTGAAGAATCGATATAATGATCCTGCAATAAATAGAAAATTTATTTTAGGTATTAATAGAGGTAAAATGAAATTATCTGATATTGATATAAGTGAACAGGATGGATTAATTCAATCAAACCAGACATCAGAAGAAAAAGCCGGTTCTGGATTTGATGTTTCTTTTAGTAGTAAATTTAATAAATCGAAAGACGATTTCGCTGCTTGGAGTTAATTTTGCCTGCTTACATTGATAAAAAATATATTAATATAGTTTCAACTCAACTTGAAATGTTTTCCTGGAAAAAGGAGAATCTTGCAAATTGTAGATGTGCTTTATGTGGCGATTCTAAAAAGAAAAAAACAAAAACAAGGTTTTATTTTTATGAAAAGGATAATAAATATTTGGTGAAGTGCCACAATTGTGGTTACGCATCAGACCTTTATAATTTCATAGAACAAGTAAATCCTTCTCTCCTAAAAGAGTATTCCTTAGAAGTTTGGAAGGAAAATAATGTTCCAAAGAAAAAACCATTAGGAGAGAATGAGATGATATCTTTGATGAAAAAACCAGAGTTTAACAAGAAACAAGATTTATTGAAACCTTTGACTTGTATTAAAGATTTGCCAGCAAATCATGTTGCAGTTAAATTTGCAGAAATAAGAAAAATTCCAAAGAAACGATGGGATTTATTGTATTATACAGATAATTATGGTAAATATGCTAAATTACTAGATCCGGATTATAATGATATAACATATGATCCTAGATTGGTTATTCCAATTTTCAATAAGGCTGGAAATGTTGTTGGTGCTCAAGGTAGAGTTTTGACCATGAAAGGTGAAGTGAACGCAAGAAGCACTTTGAGATATATTACTGTTAAGGCAGACAAGTCTATAGACAGATTGTGGTATGGTTTGTGGAGAGCAAATCCAAAGAAAAGGATTTATGTTGTAGAAGGACCAATAGATTCTTTGTTTATATCGAATACGGTGGCTATAGTTGGAGCTGGAGCTATCGATAATATTCCTGCCAGATTTAAAGATAGTGAATTGGTTTATGTTCTGGATAATGAACCAAGAAATGTTCAAATTATCAAATACAATGAAAAACTAATTAAAGCAGGAAATAAAGTTTGCATCTGGCCTAGTGATATAAAAGATAAAGATATAAATGATATGATTTATCGTAAAACTTCAGCTGAAATTAAAAGAATCATCGATGATAATACGTTTTCTGGCTTGGAAGCAACTCTGAAATTAAATTCATGGAGAAAAGCGTGAAAGTATTAAATAAAGGCTTTGTTGAATATGTTGATCATATGGGTTCTGATTTGACTGTTTGTAATGCAGCAAGGGTTTCTTTTAATAAGGAAACCGAATGGTGTTTTAACGAAGTTGGTTATTCAAAGATACAAGGATCTATACCAGGATGGGTTCATGATGAATTTAAAGAACTTTGTGATAAAGATAGAAATCTGGTAAAGTTTCTCGCAGATAATAATCATTGGACACCTTTTGCCCATCCTCAGATTACTCTGCGGATTAAAGCACCAGTGTCAATTCGTACTCAATTTTTTAAGCATAAAGCTGGATTCGTTGAGAATGAAATTTCTCGTCGTTATGTTTCTTTTGAACCAGATTTTTACTACCCAAACTGGAGAGGAAAGCCTAAAGATCAAGTGAAACAGGGTAGCGAGGATTTTGTTTCAATAGATCAAGAAACAGAATTGGGCTATGAAAATGCTATTAAAGTTTGTATGTACACCTATAATCAATTATTGGAAAATGGAGTTGCACCAGAACAGGCTAGATTTGTGTTACCACAGGGAATGTACACAGAATGGTATTGGACTGGAAGTTTGGCTGCATATGCTAGATTTTATTCTCAAAGAATAGACGACCACGCACAGTGGGAAATTAGACAGTATGCAAAGGAAATAGGTAATTTAATTTCTCCGCTATTTCCTTATTGTTGGAAATGTCTTACCAATAAATAAGGTAACTAAAAGGAAAACTAATGTCGGTAGATATTTCTAATTACGATTTGACTGCAATAAAAGGCGATCAGTTTTATTTAAATTATGTGCATACCGGTCCGACCGGGGACACTATAAATTTAAATGCACTGGGTGATGGATCTGATTATACTGCGACTATGCATATAAGAAGATCAAAATCATCAACAGGAATATTAGCTGCATTAACAGAGGCTTTTCCTGCTGGTTGTTTTGGTAGAACGGGTGCAACATACGAAGATTGGACAAATATTAATTATGCTGTGGTTGGTTCTCATACCGGCGGAATTGTTGTAAATGACGGAAATACTGCAGGAGCTATTCACCTGGAACTCGACGCAAAAACAACTTATAATTTGCCGGTAGGAAGAAATTATTATGATTTACAATTATTAAATAATGGAACTGGTGTAAAAGAGACTATTCTGCGAGGTGATTTTAATGTTATCGACAGAGCAACTGAAAGTAATCACACAATAACTCATTATGGTGGGGACACTTTTATTCTTGATTTTATTTACAAAAATCCAAAAGGGAATCCTGCACCAGTCGGTGGTTTGGGTGCTATAGGTAACGATCATATCGGTGGTTATAGTGCAGAAATGAGGATAATGAAATCACCTAATATTGGAATTTCGGGTGCTTCTGGACCAGAGGTTTACTGTAGAGCATTTAATGCATATCCATATGGGGTTCA